CAACATCTGTTGTTTGAAATCCTGTATCGCTATTAATACCTGTAACTGCTGAAGCTGTTAAAGTTCTACCAGTTCCTACAGTATGTGCTGAAGTTGTAAGTGTAGTTGTAGATGTATTTGTGTCTAAGTATGGACCATTAGTAAAATCTACTTCTGTTAGTGTCCAAGAGGTATGACCTGTTCTTGATAGCTTTCTGGTTTTGTGATTAGGATGTGTGATGTACATCACGTCAGCACTTTGTGCGAACTTAATATCAAAAAGCTCTGCAGTTAAATAAGGTGTAGATATTTCATAAGGAGATCCACCAGATAATATCTGACCATTATCTCTATAAAATCTTATGTACTGATTACCTAATTCTAAAATGTAAGTTTGTGTTGTAGAAAATTCAAAAGGTATTATTCTTGTTTTAGCAGCACTTGATTTTACTTCAGCAATAAAAGTTGTACCCGGTCTACGAGCTGCAGCACCATGTGGATAGATAACCATATTTTCTACAGTTGCGCAACCTGCAGAATATTTTGCTAAATCATTTCTACCATCTAATCTTGGTGATAATTCACCCGCTGTAAAATTTGAAATTTGTGCAGCTACTCTAGCCATGTATTAGAACCTTGAGTTAATAAAAGTACCAGCATCTATAACATCTGCCATTCCATTTTCTTGAGTGGTATTATATCCTTCAGTTGAATCAACAAATCTAGCATCTTTTAATTTTTCTTGATAAAGAGCAATCATGTTTTGTTGCGTGGTATTGTTAGATGTAATAGCATAAGCTATATCTGCAGCTAGTGCTGCTGATAATGTTTCTCTTAAATTTTCATCATATTGATTTGGATCTGTAACTCTTGAAATGTATAATATTTTCATTGAAGAGTTATTAGATAATATTGATCTACCTTCTACTTTATGATTTGAATCATAATCTAATATTCTAAGTAATCTTAAACAATCACCGGGTAAATCATATTTAAAACTGTAACCCCATGCAGGAGTATCTGTTGATGATGCTAGTTCTACTCTTTCTTGTAAGCAGTTCCAAGGGTGTGATCTAAACACTGCATCTCTTACTTGAGTATATCTTGAATTACAAAGTCTAGCATTTTTAGAATCCTCTGTAAGTGAAAGTATGGTTGTTGCACCAAGTTGATTTAATGCTCCATTACAAATATCTACTGTTGATGCCATACTTACTCCATATTTCTTTTTGAGTTAATTGCAACTCATCTTTTTTTTGTTTAGTTCTACTATTAATATCTAATTCATTTATAATTTCAACTAAAGCATATCTATATACTTTACTATCGTCTTGCCATTGAAAATGCAATAAATCTTTAGGTTCTTTGTACAATCCTAAGTTCCTAGGATCAAAATCACTTTTTGTCATTTTTTAGTATATATTTTCTTCTAATACTTCTATCGTTTTGTAGTTGCCAAATTTCTGCTTCAGTTCTTTCAAGTTTTGCATCAAAACCATAATGCACTTTACTTGTGTTTTTAAATCTATCCACCAATACATATCGGTAAACATAGTTACCTTGTTTAAAATGTAATACTGGTTTTAAATCTTTTATTTGTTTCATACATCCTAGGCGGGTTCCACTCTCGCTTTCCCCGCCTAAAATTTTTTTTATTAATCTATAACGTACATCATAGTTAATTGAATAGTATTAGTTGCGTCAGCTCCTGCAATAGTTACAGTAACTGGTAAACCATCCTTATCAGCATCTACAACAGAGTTTTCGCCTAGTGCAATAGTATTTGCAACATTTGCAGCACCTGCTGTAGCAGAAGCTGCAGCGGCTTTAAACTCATCAACGTCAAGAGCAACTGTTGATCCAGATGAATCAACGTAAGCTGCATGACCAACTGATAATGTAGTTGATGTACCTAACGCATCATGTGCTAATCTACCAGATACAATTCTTGCACCATTTGGTAAACTAAACATGTGAATAGTAGATTGTTCTGCACTCGCTTCGTATTCAGCAAAGGCTACTCTAACTCTACCTGCGAGTTCGTTAGTCTTTACTTTTTCAGAAGGAGTAGCAGCAATTTTCGCTTGTTGAATTGAATTTGCCATAATATTTTATCCTCCTTTATTACGCTTCGTGTGCTTCGATTTGAACTACCTTTTCTTCTTCCATTCTAGTAGCGCCAATGCTCATGCAGTAGTACACTTGAGTAGCATAAGATTTATCAGCTCTTTCGTCTATTCTAGCTGAAACATCTTTACCAACTGCTAATGTAATACCATCTTGTGCAAATGCGATACATGATCTTTTAGAAGATGCAATAGATAGTCTGTTAGATACTATAAAGTTAAAACCAAGGAACGAGTTGATTTCACCATTTGCTAATGCTTTAACAGTGTTGAAATCTGAACTTGTTACTTCAGTTGTTCCTAATAGATCAGTGATTTGTCTAGGTGATACCACGATAAATCTAGCGATAGATGGATCTACACTTGCTAAGTCGAACTTTTCTTTTGCAGTTCTTAACTTCGCAATAGTTAAACCATTAGTACCACTTTCTGTAATCTTCTGTGCAGAAGGTAATACAGTTGAAGTTGATCCTGTTTCGCCAGTAAATGCAGTTCCTGTAGCGGCACTGATTACCACATCATCCATTGCTCTACCCATAGCCATAGCTGCAGCTTGAGCATAAGATGAAGTTGGGTCTATTAAAAGACGTACTTTATCTTGTTGATCTATTAAATCCGCAAATTCGTAATCCGCAAGAGATACTCTTCTTCTTGCATGTGGAGTGTCGATTTGTGGAGTGTCAGAATGTCTGCTAGTTTTTAAAATAGCAGTTACACTTCCTACTTGATCGAAGAAAGCATTTTTTCCGACAACAGATTCCAGACGTACTTTGTCTCTTAATAACGATCCCATTTGTTGAGATAGCATTTGAATGTTAGCAGAATACTGCTGTACAAATGCTGTAGTTATTTGTGATGACATATTAGTCTCCCATTGTTGTGATTTATATTAAACAATCAGAGAAGTTATCCACCTGCGTAGGCATCTCTTGGATTTAAAGTCTTTTAGACTAGAAGTCTATCCCTTCTTGCCAGTAAGGTTCTTTTTAGGAATTGTCTTACTCTTAATCCATTTATAATAATTTTCGCAGATTGGCAAGGGATCATTTTTTTGGAACTCTGTTCCATTTTCTTTTACGATCCTTAGTATCTCCAATTTAAGCTCTTCATTATTTAAATGATTACTTTCCATCGTTCAACATCTCTCTTAAAGTATAAACTTGTTGAACAACTTTATCGTGATCTGGATGAGATTTATTCCAATATGGACCATTAACATCATTGGTAATACTTGATATTTCTGATTCAATATCTGAAGCTGAATTAACACTTTCACTTTCAGTTGTAACCATTTTATCTTCTGACATCATACTTGCTATCTTTGCAAAGCCTTTAATTACTTCTGGATGATCACCAAGTCTGGTTCCATTTGATAAAGTCATATCTAATACTTCTGGATTAATATTTGCTTTAGCAATCGCACCGGCTTGTTTTACTTTTGCATCAAAGTCTCGACCCCATTCTTGTCTTAGCTCTTGTTCAGATTGAGCTTGTGCAGTCTCAGTATCTATCTTTGCTTGTTGTGCAATGCCTTCCATATTATTTTTATAAAAGTCTAAAATACCTTCAGCTTGTTTATTATTTAAACCCAGTTTATGAGATTGTTCGGCAAAAGATTTAACTGCGCTGTCATCCATTTCCACTACATCTGATTTAATATTTAAATCATATTGATCTGGTGTTTCTGGTCTGCCAAGTTTTGCATAGGCTTCTTCCCATACTTCTTCTGTAGAATTTTTATTAGGCACAGATATTTTGTCTTGACCAATCATTCTAGTTGCATTGATGTAGCTTTTTGCTAACGCATCTATCTCTGTAAATTTTTCAATGTTAGGATCGTTTCTATATGCTTCACTTATAGAATTTTTCCAAGATGATTCATTTGGTTGTGGTGCAGGTGTGTCTGCGTTTGCAACAGTTGATTGAGTTGCTTGTGGTTGTGTTTCTGTAGTCGCTTGATCTACAGGCACAGTTTCTTGTGTTATCTGTTCATTTGACATTTTTATGTTTCCTTATTTTCTCGTAGCATTGATTTAATAAATAGAATGACACTACGTTGTCCTTCCATATATGCACTTTCATGGCTATCACCTTTTACATTTGTGGTAGAATGATAATGACATCTTTTTTCAAGATCAGCCAAGACTTCTTTGCCTTCGTCTGTATTGAATATTGTTTTGTAGTTTGTTTGTAAACCCTTTAAAAATTTTTCCAGTTGTTTTGT